CAACTCCTTTTTAATCATCTCATCAGTCATCTTTGTTTTTCCTCCATATCTATAGGCTAACTTTTCTTCTATCAATATTTCAGATACACTTTTTGTACTTCCTTTATCTTTGTAAATATTTGCTAAAATTCTACCATATTTATCCTTGCTATCGCATTCAACCCATACTAAATAAACCTCAGCGTCTAATGCTTTCTTTATATCATTTTTACCATTAATACCATCAACCTTGTTATTTGTTAATAGTTCAAACAACCTATCTCTAGCTTTGATAGCATTTTCTTGTAAAACCTTGTCTTTGCTTTTAATTTCACATGTATCAATCTCATTCAATCTGATTGTAAATTTATAGAAAGAATCAAATACTGGCAACACAATTTTTACAGTATCTCCATCATATATATCAACTAATCTTCCATAACTTTTTAACCCATTTATAGATAGTTCAGGTGTCGAACCTCCAAATTGTCTAAATTCTTCTATACTCATTTTATTTATATTAGTAATAAAATACTTAAATCATTTTTTTACAAACCATATCTATCATATAATCTTGTTTCTTTTTAATTTTGCGAATAAACCATCTTTTTTAAGATTTACTATTTTCCCATTCGACTTTTTAGTAGTCTTAATATTATATACAAATGCTAAGGTTTTTAATTGCTTAACTGTATACTTATCAGCTTCCTTTGTTTTTTTATTTCCACCACTAAGATTAAAATTATTTAAATTTAATAAAAAATATCTTTTTATTGTATTAAATTGGGAAGTAATATTTGGAAAAAATGATTGATTAATTAGTGTGTTATCTATATAAATCTTGATTATCGTTTCTAAACTTTTATTTAATTTTTCACTATTATCATTTTCAAAATAGTTTTTAAAGTTATCATTTAACTTCATTAATATACCATAAGGATAGATTTTTGCTGTTTCTTTTGTAACAAGTAAAATATGCGTAGTATTATTTATTTTATTTTTCAATTCAGAATTATTAGATTCATTATCCAATAATTCTGAATCTAATAATATATTTGTATCGTAAATTTTAGATTCTGATTTTTTAAATTTTTCTACTAACTCTGAGACTTTAGCTAACTCATAGACCTTTATATCTTCTCTTTTGATTGGTAATTTTTCTTCAATAAAATTATTGAAAATATCCATTCTATAAATCTACTTATAATATATCTACATAAAAATAAAAAATTCAACCCATATAAATATTTAATTAAATCATCCTATTTCATAATAGCGCTTAGTGGCGCTCCTGATTTATAGTTAGACAGTTCAAAATCTTCATATACAAGTTCTTCAATCCATCTTATTTTTTCATCAATACATGCCAAAATATATGGAGGATCCTTTTTAATAATAACTTTAGGAAAATCATATAATTCGCTACTTATCTGCTTATTAACTTGTGATATATGCTCTTCATAAATGTGAGCGTCGCAAATAGATAGCGATATTTCATTCGCTGGTATATACAAAATATGTGCCAATATCTGTGTTAATAGTGCTGTGCTCGCAATATTGAAAGGTAATCCTAAGAATAAATCTGAACTTCTTAATGTCATATGACAAGAGAGCCCTTTAGAACTCTTATTAAAAATATATAATATATGGCAAGGTGGCAAAGCCATCTTCTTAAGATCTACTGGATTCCACCCAGATAATACAGCACGTCTACTATTATTATCTTTAGATAACTCTTCTAATATATATTTAATCTGATCAATCCCTTTAGATTTAACATAGGTATATGTATCAGTAATACTATGTGTATCTGTATAATCGAATGAACTATCTGTGCTTTCTGTAGTAACTGTAGTTGCCGTACTCTCAGTATCATTATATTCCATGTCATTATAAACGTCTTCCTGTGTCTCTTCATCTACTTCATCAGAGTAACCAATACCATATTCTTTTCCAAACTTTCTCCACTGCCAACCATATACTGGCCCCAATTCACCTTCTGGATAATCAAGTCCTATACTGTCCAAATACTCACGTGTCGAATTACCATCCCATATGTGTATCTTCTTTTGCTTTAATTCATTAGCATTTGTAGAACCTCTCAAAAACCATAAAAGTTCTTCAACAATTCCACGAAAAAACATCCTTTTTGATGTAATTAATGGAAAGGATGTTGATATATCTTTAAAATTAATCATACAACCAAATATAGATATAACTTTACCATTCCGTGTTGCCTTAGTTTCACCATTCGCAAGGGTATCCTTTAATAGGTTGAGATATCCATTCTCGCCTTGAAAATACATATCAATAACCTGTCTTTATATTATAATATAATACTATATTTATATGAGTTTTACAAAGTTTAGAGCAACAACATCAAACCAATATTAGTATTATTTATTTTTTGCTATTATGTATAAGTGTATATTTACTATTTATACATGAACCATTACAGTTATCACAGCATGATATGGAAAGACTAGATTGTACCCTATTATTAGTACGAAATCGTGTATTTAACAAATATTCCTTATACATCAATAAATATTTGTTATTCATAATAACTCCCTTCACAATATTATTCATTATATTAATTATTTATTATACTTATTAGATATATAATATTTATATATTTATATGTGTATATACATATATAAAATTACAAAAAATGATAGGGAAATCTAGTAAATATCTTTTATATATCTGTAGAAATGTATTACAAGATCATTTTGAACAATAAAGCAAATAATGTTGCGCTAACCATATATGAAAAAATAAAAGATATTCGTAGCGAGAATAGGGAATGGTTAGTTAATAGTACAAATGGGTTTATTTTCAATCACCTAGAGTTGCCATTATATGAAAAAGAATATTTAGAGAAGATTATCTATGATTATGGAATTCAGAAAGCGATCGAGAAATTTATATTAAATAAAAAATGCTATGAAAACATTATTAATCTTGTGGATAATGATGAAACGAAAATATATTTAGGACTAGCTTATTGTATTATTAGCGAATACTTTGAGTATATGTCATTCGAATATCTATGCTGATATGATTTTGTATAATATATTACTTCTCTATCTATTGTTTCCATTTTTTACCACAAATTAAACAATTCATAAATAGTGTGGAAGCTTCATCACCTGAGCGAGTCTGTAGTTCGTAATAACTTACCTTCTTGCTTTTACAACGAGAACATTTGATCATATCAGACATCGGAACCAATTTAATCTCATAAGCAGCCTTTAGACGCAATTGATTACGTTCATCAATATCCTTCCATCTTTCTGGGAATATATCCTTACATTGCATATAAGGAAGCATATGCGGATGGAACTCTTTTTTATTTATCATTCTATCATATAGGTTATCATTTCCAATATAACTACCTTTCTTAATATTTGAATATATACTTCTTGCGATATTAGAGTATATCTCTAAAAACATTTGGCATTTCCATGATAACTGTACCTTCGTATTATTGGCATAGTCGATTGTCGCATTAAATATTCCTATTTCTAAATCATTCACTTCCAATTCTGAAATATGTAGGTTAGTCATAAGCAGCTCTTTAAAATCCTCACGTATCTTGTGTTTGTTATATCTATTAACTGCGTCTGGACTGTTCTTATTTTCTTCATTCATTTTATTATATTTTTCAACTTCCGCATTTAAATCATAGTAGGTGTATTCGGCCGTCATATTAATATACTTGTCAGAGTAATATTTTATATCATTTTTTACATATTTTATAAAAAATGATAAAACCATATAATGAAATCATAACACTAATACCTAATATACATAATACATAATACTTACTATGAATATTAATATTAATCTGAAAGACTTTCTCACAGATGATGTTAATATTATAGAGGTCTTCTTCTGTAAGGAAGTCTATGAAAATTCAGATACATCAGATCTTTCAGGATCCGAGACAATTAATGTTAATATAACTAACGATATTGAAGGTATTATTGAGAAAAAGTATAAAAAATATAAGGAGGAGAAATACAAGTCATATCATTACAAAGACAAAGTATATACTTACGAGTTATCGAATGATAATCAATATGTATCTTCTAAAATAATGACGAAGTCCAAATATATGAAGTATAATAATTCAGGTTTATTTATACTATCTTCCAAGATTGATAAGTTCCCTCAATACATTTTTCCATGTACTAATGAGATTGATAACATTTCAATATATACAATTAAGGAATTTAAAATAAATAACAGGGTATCATTAATGCTACGTACTGACTATTCAAATAGTGAAGAAGTCGCAAAATCATTCTATATTGAATATAGACATTCACCTAATGTAGAGATCGATAAAATCAACGAATATATCAATAATCTTGTAGCTACATATATAAACTGTTAATAGATTACTTTACGGGCATATAATAAATATTATTTATTTTTCAATAATCATAAATAAAAAATGATATATATTCTTTTTCATTTTAATATTTAAAATATAGTTATAATTTACAAAATAAATATAATAATAAATGTCAACTACAACTGCTCTTCCTATTAATTACGCGGACTTCTCGGTATTTGCGGATATGTATAATGATACTGGAGAAAAATGGAGCATTCACAACGATGAAAATAATGATATTCAAGATTACGATGATGCTCTTAAAGATTACTATGATGCTTATTGCTCTTACCTTGTATCTCGAAAATATTCCCCAGATATTATTAAAACGTATAGGAAGAATGCTATTATCGACTTTTATATTGCTGAGAATAAATATAATAACTCTTTGAGGAAAGACTTAGATGATTACTATATTGCCAATATTAAAGACAATTTTAATAAGAAATTAGACCCACCACCATGCTTCTTTCACCAAGTAAGAATGGAAAAATTAAATGATGAAGCATGCGAAAAGAGAGATATTGAAACAGATGATGTTGCGCAACACTATATTAATCTTAAAAATATGTACAAGAATGTTTATGATTTAATGAATAATACATCGACTAACAACATCAATAATATTAATGATAATATTCAAAGCGATTATGATGATAATGAAAGCAATTATGATAGATCTACAGAATATTATGACGAATACTACAATATATATGACAGCGACTATTATTCTGATAATAACTATTAT